TCAAATTTTAAAAGTTTATCTTTAATAGTATCACATATAGCATTTCTTGTTTCTTCATCCTGTGGTTCAAAAATGTATTTATGTAAATCACATCCAAAATCCGGATCATGGTCATATGTTCCAATTTCAGTTCTTAAAATATTACTCCAAGAATTCATAATAACTTCAATATTTTCAACTCTTGTAAAATCTCCAACTGGAGAAATAATACTAATATAATCAGAAATTTTTCCATCTGATCCAACAACTGAAGATTTAAACTTATCTAAAATGCTTCCCATTTTTATTTTTTCTTTCTCATTGATTTTATTTTATCTTCTGTTGCATCAATAGCTGCTCTAACTCTTCTAAGATCAGATTTAATTTTTTCTTCGTCTAATAAATATCTTGCTTTACATTGTTTTGTTTTACACATTTTTTCATATTTCTTAACTAAAGTTAGCAGTTCAGAATAATATCTTTCTGCTAACTTTAGTCTACACAGTCCAACTGCTAGTCTTTCTGCCTCTTTAAATCCAGCAAAAAATCCTAGCTTGCATTTTTTACTAATTAAAGTTTGAAATTTTCTAACTAATTTTCTTGCTTCTCTTTCAAAATTATCTTCTGATTCTTCATAACTCTGTTCAGTTAAAATTTGTTTTTTGTGATTAAACATTTTAAAAATCTCCACTAGAAGACTTTACTTTTTCCTCTTAACTTTAATTGGTTTTCTTCAATAAGTTTTGCTTTCTCATCTTCTAAATCAGATTTCCATTTAATATAATCATACATCCTTTTAATAGGCATAACCATAACTGAATCATAGTTTTGTTTACTTAATTCCATACAAGTAAAGATATTTTCTTGGAGAGCTTTTCTATAATGATCTACTAGATCATGACGAATGCACCATTCGAAAAAAGTTCTCCACGAGGTCTAAAGTCACTAGCTCCTCGTTTCCACAATGGGAACAATAAGATTTCATTTTTAATTCGACACCATATTTTCCAAATAGTTCATTATACTCTTCAAAAATCTTTCTCTTATCTCTTGCAGGTAGACTTCTATAAGCATCAATAATATCAACTCTATCAGTCAATGTTGTAGTTTGACCATTGAAGTCTTCGGTAATGCTTTCAATAACTAATGTTTCAAAAATAATTTCAATTGTTATACCTGGAGAAGCTGCCAAAGTCCGAATTGCTAACTCTTCATCTTCAAGAGATGGTTGTTTAATAATTGCTTTTACACCTTCTGTAACAGGTAATATAACTTCTAATCTTTTCTGAAAAATATCATCTCCAGGATAAGGACTATAATTGAATGTGCTTGATGCTTGAACTGTTACTTGATACTCTTTTCTACAGTTTGAGCATCTAACATCATAGTTCCTAATCTCATCGTAAGTAATATGATAAAGACCATATAACAAACAATCTCTATCTTTCATACTTACATTTTTAAGGAAAGATTTATAATCATTAATAGCTTCTGGTTTTTGAACCAATGATTCATAAATGCATTTATTCAAATGCTCAGTAATCTTAGAAGGAGTCATCATACTCCCTTTAAGTTTCTCTTCTTCCTGAACTGTTAATGATCTTACCTTAAATGATAAATGTGTCTGTGGAGTTAAAACTTCATACTCCGGAAACTTTGAATGAAATCCCATAAATGGCATTGCTCTATCTCCTTTCTTTTGGTATTATTCGTAGTCTATTGTAGATCTATTCACTTAAATGGTAATTTTACTGACCGGGTCTGTAATTTTCAACAGTCTGTTTAGCAGTCATGATGGATTTCACAAAGGTTTCACACTTTGTTTTAACCCATGGTTCATGCCATGCATAGTCGACGTTGAATTCGATTTCGATGTCCAATCTTCCGATTGCTTCAACATCGCTTGTAAACAGATCTTGTGGATCTCTTGCTGGAAATACACCATCATAGCAAGCAAAATATTCAATGGACTGAGCATCTGGTGCTGTGGTGAAATAATAAAGAATTCCGGCATACTCTTTCTTAGTATAACCGCTTCCATCATTACCATCAACCAGAGAAGTAACACCAGTTCTGTAGTCTCTAATTAACTTAATCCAACCATGCATAATGTCCAGAATTGGAGTCTTATTAAATTCTAAGAATTTAACAGATACACTGTTACCATAATCAATATTACCAGGAACTGCCCAACGAACTCCACCAAGTCCAGTGAACTCAACCTTGTTCAGAGTTCCTCCTGGAGGTGTAACGCTAAGGCATGAAGCAGCCAGAATAGCCTGCATTTCGTTAAGACTTGAAATACCACTGCTCATATCCTTCGTATATTCTGGGAGCTTCGGTGGTAATTTATCAAACATAATAAAATGGTAACCAGTAATGTATGGGTCTGCCACTCCAACGGTAGTCCCACCAAACTTTCTAGTCAAGATATTTCTATTAAGTTCTGCAAAAGAATACTTCATTGATTAATCCTCCTAGTTACGATTGCTCTACTAGAGTTCCTTATTTTTATTTTGTTCTAATTTTTACGGGTTTGTTAGCGTGTTTTTGTTTAATTAGTTTCTTTTATTTTTGTTCTTAAGTTTTAGCCGTTTTCACGAAGGAAATCAAGAACATTAGTAAGAGTTGTTCTCCATCCACCACTGGTATCAAAATGGATAGCTAGATCATCAATATAAGCAACAGCGGGTCTTTTTTCACAAGTAATATCATCAAAATAAATACTATATTTATTTAACCATCTTTCAATATCTTGTTTTACATCATATATTGATTTACCTAATTCATCTGCTGCCATTTTAGATACTCTTGCTGTAAAAACAACAATACTATATCTTTTTTTTAATATATCAATAACTTCTTTAACATTGTCAGTAGGAACATCATAAATTGAACCATCTTTATAACCTTCTGAGTATTTATGAATTGGTCCATCAAAATCTATAAAAATTTCCTTAGTCCAGATCATATTCAATTTTCCTTATGCTAATTTTTCTAAGACACCTATAACTGTATGGACATTCTGTTTTCCTTGTTCAGTTGTTATAGCTCGAAGACTATCTTTTAACGCACTGATTAATCTTGGAACTAAAGCTTTTCTGCATGCATATGTAGCACATTCTGTTCCTATTACTACTAATGGATTACCAACTCGCAATTTTTTAAGAATTCTCAATCCTTTTAGAAAAGCAAATGTTAGTTTAGCAGTTTTTGCTAAATCTAGTTCATGTATAATTTTTTCATTTTCTACAAGAATCTTTGCAAATTGATTTCCTGATATTGTACCTTCTACATATAGTTTACTCATAATTTGAAATTTTTTAGTATGTGTCATAATTTATCATCCTATACTAATGTAGTAAGTCTATCTATAACTACCTGAATCATTTCTTTTTCTTGTGGATTTGGAATTACCTCAGTAGCTAATTTTAAACCTTTAACAATCTGAGGGGTCATTACTCTTTGACATGATATAGTTGCACAATTATATGCTTTTAACATTACTGGCTCAGATACTGTTTTAAATCTCTTAACTATTTTTAAGCCTTTAAGAAAAGAAGAAACGAACTTAGCATATTTAACTGGATTGATTCCTTCGCCAATAAAAACATTTTTATTCTCTACAATAAAGTTAATAAAGTGTTTCTTTTCTATTTTACCTTCAAAATAGAGTTTAGCTATTTCAGTTAATTCTTTTTCTTTATCTTCTTCATCCTCTTCTTTTTTACCAATATCTTCAGGATTCACAGATCCTATAAGAGGCTTCTCAACAGTTTGAGCACTATCCATAGGAAATATGGATTCTTTAGTTAATGATTCTTCTATAATTTTATCTATATTCATTTCTTGTTCTCCAAAAAATAAAGTAGAACTTTATTTTTTGTTCAAAAAAAAATATTATTCCTCGTCATCTAATTTTGCTACTTGAGTCCATTTTCCACCTTTCTTAACCTCTATTTTTAAGTTATGTGGTTCCATTTCTTTATCAACTCTTTCTTCAATTGTTTCAGTTCCAAATCTTCCTAATAATTCATTAACAACCCTAGCATGCCAAACTTTAAATTTAGCACTTGCAACCAATCGTTGTAATGCTAATTTTCTATTTTGAAATTGATGTCTTTCTGTCCTGCTTTCTCCAACAGCTCCACTAGCTGGATGAATAATTCTAACACCACTTTCAGTTTTATTTTGGTGCTGTCCACCTTTTCCACCAGATTTAAATGTTTGAAAAACTAAATTTTTTCTTGTTATTGAAAATAATAATTGTTTTGATTCATTTTTATCTTTCATGTTATTCATCTCCTTTTTTTTAGATACAAAAAAAGACCCACCTCATGACAGGGTGAAATGAGGTGGGCCAAACGGAGGTAAATAACTAAGGTTTATTTTCTTCAGTGGTTTCAAGCCACTTAATTTTACATTCTTTAGGTTCATATTTTTGAATATGATCGCTTCTTAACCAACCAGATCTAATTTCTCTAATATGACCTATTCTACTTAAAAGTCTTCTTTCAGTAGTTTTAAGTAAGATCCCATAATAAGTAAAATCACTAAAGGTCTCTTCAAAGTCAATAACTTCATATAAAAAATAATGTCTATCATGTGAACTTCCACTGTTAGTAACTACTATATCACCAGGATAGAACTTTGGAACCTTTACTTGCTTATCTCTTTTTGCTTTATATTTTCTTTCAATATAATCATTCTGTGCTCTTTGTCTAACATCCGCAAACGTCTGGTCACTCCAAGTATCAGGTAATACACCTAAATGCTTTTGCGTTACTGGATTTTGCATTTATATACTCCTTGGTCTATTAGCTAAATCTTGTAACTCCTCCAATGTTATAGTTGCCGCGCCGATTTTTGATACAACATGCCCTGCTGCAATATTTGATATCTCCATTGATTCAATTGCATTAAATCCTGATACCATACAAGCCGTGAATACTGAAATTACTGTATCTCCTGCTCCAGTTACATCATAAACATTTTGAGCAACTGCTTTAATAGAAAATGCTTCTTCTGCATGACTATCATTTTTTTTAACCAATGTCATTCCATCTGCGCCACGGGTAACTAAAATCATATCAATACATAATGTTTCAAAAATTCTTTTACTAGCTTTAAGAATTTCCTGTTCACTATCTGGTAAATATCCTGCTAAATGAGAAAATTCTTTAAGGTTTGGAGTAATTACATTTACATTTTTATATAATCCAAAATGACCTTGTTTAGGATCAACGGATAAAAAAATTCCTTTATTTCTACAGAGAGACATTAAAAATCTCATTAGTCTTTCTGATATAATTCCTTTAGCATAATCAGAAACTATGATTGCGTCAATGTTATTAGCATCTTCTTCTATCATACTGCAAAGATCAACTATTAATTGATTTCCTAAACTATCTCTTGTTTCGTTATCAATTCTTATCATTTGTTGGTCATGACCAATAATTCGAGTTTTTGTTGTAGTTTTTCTATTTGAAGTAGTTTTAATTTTATGCTTGATTTTTGATTTCTTTAGGAGGTTTGTCATTTTAAGAAGGTCATCTTTATTTTGACTTCCACATACAGAAACTAATGTAACTTCAACTCCTAAATCAGCAAGGTTTTTTGCTACGTTTCCAGCTCCACCTAATCTGCAATCTTCATCCATAATTTCAACTACTGGAACAGGAGCTTCTGGAGAAATTCTATCAACTTTACCAAAGAGATATTTATCAAGCATTACATCACCTACTACAACAATTTTCTTACCTTGAATCTTGGTCAAGTCCATACTTTTCCCTTTCGTGTTTTTTACAAGTTCTTTTAAAAAAATAATATTTTAACCACTTCCCGATAAAGGGACTTTTATTTTTTAAGTATATGTATCCTCTTTTAGCTCTCATGCTTTCAATAGCAGGAAGGTTCAATTATTGTCGAGAATAATTGAACCTTCCTGAGGCAGGCTAGCACTGCCGTAGTTTTGAATTTTGTTCATAATGCTTTATCAAAAGCTTTTAATGCTCTCCCATATGCTTTTATAAACTTTCTTCTTTCAGCTCTTCCTATTCTTGTTAATCTTGATGGATCTGTTTGTATTGTTATTTTTTCACCCTTTTCTAATACTTTTCTACTTCTCTTCATAATATCTTGTGAGATTCTTATTCGAGACTCTGGATCTGAAACTCTGTAACCTACCCTTGGAACATTTTCTAAAACTATATTGTGAACATCAAGTAAAATCTCTCTGGCTCTTGACATTGCTTCAGCCCAAATTCTAGCAAGTCTATCATAAACCGGAGGTCTAATTTGAGCAGCGTTAAAAATATCATCATATGTTCCAATATCATTTTCATTCAATGCCACAAACAAATCTACTATAGCATCTACCATTTGTTTTGAAACCATACATCCCCCTTGACATTTTAAATATCTAGATGAATTGCTTTTCTATCTACATCAACAGATAATTCAAATTTTCTATTATATTTTGTTTGTATAACACAGAGATTTCCAATTAAGTTTAGCAATACTTGTTCAAAAATAGCGTAATCATTAGGAAGTTTTTCATTAGGTAATTCTTTCTTTGATAATGTAACTTCTTTTTGTTTTCGTGGAGTTTTAGTGACAATTTTAGAAATGAACTCATCAAAAGTTAATTCTTTAATTTTTGATACATGAATCATTAACTGTCCAGTTTTGTATTGTAATAATCCATCTAATTTTGAAATACATACTTTAATAATATTACTAAAACTTCCACTATTAATTACTTTAAATCCAGCGACATCATTAATACAATCACGAAATTCTAAAGTCGAGATAGAAATAATTTCATCTTTTGATTCTAGTAAATCTGAAATAAAATAAATAGACATTGCCATTCTTTCTAATCTGTTACTTTTATTTCTTCTGTATGACTCCTCTAATAACTTTTTTAATTCTTGCATAATTACCTCCAAGAGATTATATCAAATATTAATATATATAAAGAATTACTTAGTCATTATATCTATGATATTGTCATAAAATTTATCTATTAATTCCTCGTTTAATAATTTAGGAACTTCTGTATAATGATTTAAATAATATTCAATCTTCTCTTGAAGATCATACACATTATCCCAAATATATTCTCTAGGTAATAATTCAGGATATGAGCATCTATTTGGTGCTAATACAATTGTATTATTCATTACTGCTTCTAAAATAGAATAATTAAAAGTATCTTCTTTCGCAGAAATTAATAAAATCTTTGCTTGAGATAAAAATTTATAATAATCACCCCATGTTTCATTTTCTTTTCTTATAATTGGCCATTTTGCATTAACTCTATCTTCTACCATAGAATTAACTTTTTGCACACATGGTCTTGCTACTGAAATAACATCATAAATCTTTTCTTCTTTATATGTGCAAAATGGTGGCTTTGGTAATCCTACAACCTCAACATTCTTCCATCCTAATTTATCTGCATGATACTTACTTCCAACAAATATTTTATCAAACATTCTTGAATGGCCCATTTCACATAGCCATTTTGAATGACTCACATTTTCAAAGTAATCAAATTTATTAATTGACGTTGCATGACAATATGCAAACGATCTCATTGGTCTTTTATGATATAAAACATTTGAGAAGAATCCAGGAAATGAGAGATCGGAACAATAAAGAATATCTCCGCTTAAAGGAATATTTTGCATATATTGCATATATTCTATTGATTGAATGTTTTCTAATTCAATAGCTCTATTAATTGGAGAAAAATTCTGTTTGTCATATTTGGTTGCATCTGAATTTAATTCATCAGAAATAAAATCTTTACCTAATGTTATAACATTTTCAGAATGAAAATGTTTATCAAATACTCTTTCAAGGTAAAGATAATGCCACCATTGATATCTCATATGTACCGGAAACTGAGGTTGATATAATATCTTCATATTATCACCACGGAAATTTCTTCATAATTCTCATCAGTCTATCCGTTCCTGATAATTTTCGTTTAAAATAATTAATTGTTTGGTTCAAACCATCTTCTAATGAAATTTTAGGTTCCCATCCAAGTAAATCTTTTGCTTTTGAAATATCTGGTTTTCTAACTTTAGGATCATCAGTATTGACCAATCCACCCTGTGTAAATTCAACTGTACTTTGTGAACCTGTAAGTCTAATTATTGTTTCTGCTAATTCTTTTAATGTAATTTCATGAGGATTACCTACATTAACTGGTTCAGAAATATTTGAGTCCATTAATGCTATTAATCCCTCAACTGTATCTGAGACAAAGCAGAATGATCTTGTTTTATTTGGATCACCATAAACTTCTAATGGTTTATTGCATAAAGCATTGACAATAAAGTTACTTACAACTCTACCATCTCCAACATCCAATCTTGGACCATAAGTGTTAAAGATTCTTATAATCCTTCCTTGAATTAGATTCTGCTTATGATAATTAATAACCATTGACTCGGCAACCCTTTTACCTTCATCATAGCAAGATCTATCTCCAATCGGATTAACATTTCCCCAATATCCTTCAACTTGAGGATGAACTAATGGATCTCCATAAACTTCGCTAGTTGATGCTTGTAAAAAGAATGCGTTCTTTCTTGTTGCCAAATCAAGCATATTTAAAGTTCCGATTGTACATGCTTTCAATGTTTCAATAGGTCGGTTGTAATACTGTACCGGACTGGCGGGACATGCAAGATTAAAGATATAATCAAATGTAATTTCTATTGGATTTGTTATATCATGATAAACAAAATGGAACTCAGGAATTTCCATTAGGTTTTCAATATTTTCTTTTGTTGACGTTAAAAGATTATCTAAACATATGACCTTCATTCCCATAGTTAAAAGTTTATCACATAAATGAGAACCTAAAAATCCTGCCCCGCCAGTAACGAGTACAACACTTCCTTGCTTCATCATAAAAACTCCTTCTATGATTTATTTCATAATTTATTCTTCATAGAAAGAAAAAAATCTTATTTCAAAAATCTCATTCTTCCTTCAAAAAAGATATATTTCTTCTCATATTTCCATAAATCCGATTGACTTGGATAAATAGAATTCAAAGCTGCTTCTTTCATATTTTTACTATTGTCATCTAATTCATGTAAATAATTAGTATTCATGTTTGTGGAATAGAATATGATATTTAAATTATCATTTTCTTTCCATGCTTTATATCCATGAAATCCTAACATTTTATGTTCTGGATGTAACTCATTAAAAGGATCAGGAAAATAAAATTCTTCATAATATTTTTCATTCATTAACATTCTTAATAATCCATACGAATGATAATAATCAGGTTCACACCTTGTTGTTAAATTGTCAAAATATTCAGAAACTTTATTTGTTTCTATTTTTCTTTCTTTTGACATTTTACTTGTATAGATTACTAAACATGGATCTCCAACTCTAATAATTTCATAACAACCAATTAATTCATCATCAGCATGTGGAGCAAAAATTATTTTCATAATTCACCCCTTCTCCTTTTTTCCATATAAACTTTTCTTTCATCATCTGTTCCATATTTAACCAAATCATAAATATCTGATACTTTACTATATATACAAATTAATGCAATTACTATCACAATTAAAGAAAACCATCCCATGTTATTCCTCCTTATCAGGTGTCTCTTTCCATCCACACCACGCACACTGACCGGTTGCAACAATCGGTAAATAATTTTCTCTTCCGTATTTTGGTTCACATAAATAACACCTTACTAAATAAAGTTTACCATCTTTTCCTCTAAAGTTAGGTTCACGATTTTGAAGATTAATTTGCTCTTGTAATGTTAATTCCTTTTTCTCCTCAACAACTTTCTTTTTCCTTGGCATATCTATCTCCTTATAATAAGTTTAAATGTCCAGTAATTTCATCAATCTTATCTGCAAAATCTGGACCTATTGCTATACAAGTATTTGTTGGTTGATTGTGAAATTCTGTCGCACCTGAATCAGTCACTAAAGCACACATTATTCCATTTAATTTTGCTAATGTGTAATATTTTAATAATTCAACTTCACTATCACAATAAACACAAATTTTTGTGAATATTCCATTTAACCATAACTCTAAAGGTGATCCTGTTTCAGCCATTATTACCCATGATTTAATTGTGGATGGAGCTTGAGCTTTAATAGCATAATCCATAAGAACTTTCATAGATGCATGAGCACATTGAGCACCTATTTTTCCTTTTCTCATATTTAAATCTTTTCTTATTACAATAACTTGTTTGACTATTCTGTCTTCACCCACTGTTTATTCCTCCATTCCATATTTAATTTTAGTTTTGCTAAACATTCAAGTAAAGCTTTTCTATGAATTGAATAAACTTGTGAAAATGGACGTCCGTTAATTTCTACCCACGCACCAGATGGAATAAACATCAATTTCCAATATGGATATGAAGGTTTAGATAATATAATTTCATTTATCATTGTAATTAAATGATCTGAACTATCTTCAGTGCATTTAATAATAAGTCCATTATCAGCTAAACCTTCCAACATTTCAAAATATTCTATTACTTCATCAGATGCTCCCATTTTTTTTAGATTTTCTATTGATTGACTGGACATATTAACCTACCAAATAAATTGTTTTAACAAATGTTTCATTCTTTTTTGCATCCATAATAAATGCATATACTCCCATTGGATCACCACCATCCCAACCATCACCGCAGAATTTACTAATATATTGATGATAAAATGCTTTTGTTTTAAGTTTACAATTAAGTATTTTTTTAATTTCTTTTGCTATCATTGTTGAAATTATTTTATTACTTTTATCTCTTTCTTTAACTGAAGCTGGATTTTGTATATCAATGCTTAATAAAACAACATCATTTTCGTTTCTATCACGACCCCATCTTACATATATTTTAATTTTTAATATATGTGTTAATGGTGTATGTTCATTACAGTCCTTCAATAATTGAGGAGTTCCATCATCAGGATCTAAAGGAATATCTCTTTCACCTTCTATGAAATAAATATTACTTTTAATTTTAAATTTTGATAGCATAGGAAATAGTTTAAATTTACTAGCTATTTCTTCATTATATTTTGCTCTAAAAGCACATTCAAATTCTGATGCTAACATGAATGATGTAGATGAACTATTAGTTACAAATGATGTTTTTATCTTCATTTCTTGTCCCTTCGAGAAAAAATTTTAGGAAGTTTAATTGAGGGAATTAAAAACCGAAGTAGGATGTTAGTATGGTTTCCTACCTTTCAACCATCTAACATCGTTCGGTATCATTCACCAAAAGGTAGGGAGCGAATGATAGACCAAACCACCGTAATTGGTGCTACTCCGGTATTACACGCTTCTGATCATTGTCTACTGACGATTAATAAATTGAGATAGATCGACTCGCATCACTCGACGTTATCGAATCGACTTGGTTATTTCTTGTCGAGGGAAACAACCAACTAATACTGCGGGTTTACCCCTGCTTAATACTAGCTATCTAGAAATCAGAGACTTTAATCAGACTGCGTTGTAATTTTATTTATGTGGCCCTAGACGGGAAGCCTTGAAAGTAACCCGGGCGAATGGACAAACTAACTTATTCAAGGACGTTCTCAAGCTCAATGTCTTGAGGTTAAACTTACCAACTTAACAAAGGCGGACTTAAATCTCTTTTTTTAAACTTGCTGACTTACGGTCTGCGCACTTGAGACTTACATCCATAATCTCATTAATATTTTCTAGATATTTTTGAGATATCCTTTGTCATAGTGGCCTATCAAGCCGTTCTTTGCATACATAAGGCTGTATACTCGCCGTCCCTTTTCCGGTTTTTATCTCTGCTAGTCCACATTATTTTTTAGTTCTGATCTTCAACAAATCCAATAAGATCTGTTTCTGCATTAGCTATTTCTAACTTAGCAGTTATAATAGACGGTTCATTGAGAAGAGACATTCTCATTTCTTCTCTTTTCTTAGGATCATAAAATCTTACAATCCTTTTCTCAAATGGTTGACCGTCTTTGATCTGGGATGGAATTACTTCTTCTCTTATTCCCCGATCTGTAATACTTGACCACATCTTATATTCAAGAGTGGCTAACTCTCTTGCTCGTAAAATCCACTCAGCTAAAGTCTTTGTTACGACTTTACCATCAAGATCAATTGACAAGACTGTTTCGATATTTGTTTTTGTTATAGCTAAAGAAAGATTGCTATAACGCTTGAGTAAATCAAAATGTCCCTGAATCCACCTGTTTACCTGTTCTCTCTGTGCTTCATCTGATCCGTATCTTGGTCTTTCAGTAGATGGGATCGCACAGTGATCTTTGACTAATAAGACATAGTCATCAAGTTGTCGTTTAATCCTCTTTTTCTCTTTTAATGCCTCCACTAATTTCATATTTTTCTCCCCTCATATTTTTATTCTTTATTCTTGATAAAAATAAAACTGGTGGATTAGGGCTATCATCAGTCAACTCCGGCAGCGGGTTGAAATTTGACTAATCCACCAGCTTATTCTAAACTCTAACCTAGAGTTTAGAATAAGTCTCGTTAGCTAATCACTTATTCATTTTCTTTCTAGGGGGAAAGGATTTGAAGTCGGAATGATTAGCTAACGAGAGAGTTGTGTAAAAATAATTTGACGCATAGTCATCTTATTTCAATAATTAATATATATAGATTAGTTAATATTCAATATCATCAAATACTACTGGAACTTTAGATTTAAGTTCTTGGAATAACGGAACCATCACTTCTCTCATTTGTGGATGAGCATCATGAGGTGTTCTCATTTTAAATATATGTCTCCATTCTCGCAAATTAGTAGTTACAAGAATTTCAGTTTTAAGTGAATTAGGAAGGATGCATCTTGCTTGTTGAGCTGTCCAATTAAATCTATTAGTTAATTCCATATATCTTGATTCAATGCTTAACATTTGCAATAGCCAGGTTGCAGTCGCTTCAGAATAATTTCGAAGTTCAACAGTATTATATTCACCTGGTTCAATATCTGTTAACCATAAAGGAATGATATAAGTAATTTGATTACCAAATTTAGATTTATTATAAGAACAATATCTTGTACTCTCTTGAGAAAATGCAGCTAAGCGGTGCCTCACAAGTTCATGTGAAACACCGCGATCAATTATAAATCTTACAGAAAAGCTAAAATGTTCAATGACTGATTCATGTCCACTTTCAATTATTCTTTTTAGAAACTTTATTAAACTATCTTGTGTCATTTTTTCTTCTGACTTATAACATACTCTTCCAAACTTCTCAACCAAACTTAATTTACTTAAATCAAGATTTTCTATTACATATGATGGTTTGATTAATATCATAGTTTCTCCTTAATCAGACATTATTTCTATATCAACAGGATCACCATCTTGGTCTGTAATTTCAGCTTCATTAAGAACTTGAGAGGTATAATTGTCTAAACTAATACAAGTTAAAGTTCCACCATTCTTAATTATTTCTTTCATTCTTTCTGCATCACCTTCTTGACTGTAATAACTTTTACAACGATCATCTATTTCTTCATCGTCTTCAATTTTTTCGTTATACTTTACTTTAACTTTAAAATTTAATTCAGTTATTTCTTTACCCGTTTTACTGCTAAAAATAAAAGATGTACTACTTGAGTTAGTTACAAATGAATGTTTTGTCTTCATTTCTCCTCCTTATCCATCCATCCATGCTTCTTCAAAATAAGTAAAATCTTCTATATTAACAAAGAAGTTTAATAGAGTATTAGAGTCATTAGAGAGACCTATTAAAACATCTCTTCTTGTTTCATCTAATCCTATTTTATTAGGATGAATACCAAAATATAAATAGTCACCATCATAATGCATAATTTCACAATTAAGTCTTGAATTCTTTTCATGTAGATATGCAGAAATTGCAGAAGAAAGATTATAAATATGATCTTCCTGTTCATCTGCATCAAATTTATCTTTAATACTATTCATTAAAATTTCATTACTGGTTATTTCTTTTATAGTTTTAGAAAATGCAAACATTACAAATGATGTTGTACTACTATTCGTAATAAAAGATTGTTTTATTTTCATATATTCTCCTTACGTATACCATGTTTCTTCTACTAATCCAATATCTCCTCTTTCGACTTGTAAATTAAAAAGTCTTTTACATTCTTCAACTACATAATCTTTAACACAACCAAAAATATCATTATCTTTAATTTCATGAAAAGGTAATCCAATCATTAGTTTAGTATTATCTGGTCCAAGTGACGCAACTAATTTTGAATTACTAGAATGAAGGTATTGATCTAAATGACCATCATGTAAGCATTTCACTACAAAATTATGATCTGGTTTTTTATATGGAGTTTTTACTTTTTTACAAATTTTCTTAATTAACTTTTCAAGATCTTGAAAGTTATCAAAATATACTTCTGTTCCTAATACTATAAAAGACGTAGAACTACTATTTGTTACAAAAGAATATTTAAACTTCATCCCTCCCACCTCCCTATTACTTTAATCTAAGTTGACCCAAGTAATGTCATAACCAAGATTATGTGCTAAATCGACTACCTTTATATATGGTAGGTTTTCAACTATTTCTTGTAATGTTTTGCTCTCATCGTCTTCAATTTCAATTGACTCTAATGCTACTTTTCTATCTAATCCAATTGCTTTAACTAGAGTTTCTATATCTACGGTATTACTAATTATGGTATAAACACTTACTTTCATAATTATTCCTTTCTCATTTTCTCAAAGTTTTCCAAACATGGACTACAAACGGTTTTTAACCATCCATGATAACTTGTGATATTAGCTGGTTTTCCGCAATTTTCACAAATTGTTTTTGACTTGATTTCAGCTATATCAATAACATCTAAAATCTTCATATAATTTGAATTATCAAGTTTGAGATTTTTTGTATATATTCTGAGAGCGTCAAACTTTTCTTTAATTTGAAGTATAGATATTTCTTCACTTAATTTGGTTATTTTTTGCAATGTTTCATTAATTAAATCATACCAACCATCCAAACATGAAATTTGATATTCATCAATATCTTCTTCTGAAAATAGTTGTTTAAAATTCTCTCGAATTTTATTTTCTAATTCTGTTCTCATGATTCCCCCTTAAATATGGGGAAGCATTGATAATATCGCACCCCACTCGATTCTACAGGATGTATGGTTCATAAAATCTCCAAAGAAATTTTCGATTGCACACTTGTCAACATAAAGAAGAATTGCAACACCTTCTACACAATTTTCTTTTTTATTATTGTAATATTGCTGTAATGTTTCTGATAAGATACCTGTAAAATTTCTCATGTTCTGAATGTTATTTTCAAGCATTCCTGCATCTTTACATGCAATAAAAACACCGTTTACAACATTATCTAAATCACTTAAATCTTCATCACAAATCATTCCGACATAAAGAGGCCACCCATTCATTATATTGAGTTTCCTCACAATTAACGGAGAATAATGTTTTGAGATGAGATTTGTATTTGTTTTTGAATCTTCAATTCCCATTCTATTTCTGTCTAACTGCCTCGCTTGAATTAACTCTTTTGCTATACTTACAGATGATTCTCTTGGCTCCATATTCTTCTCCCTTAATATCCGCTATGAATTTCTTCTGATCCGATTCCAAACACATTCTTTAATAATTCTTTTACCATCTCTTTTGTTAATCCTAAAAGTGGTGCTTCAACTCTAACTTTAGTTGATGTTGTTGCCGAAAATAATTCGTTCATTTTCATAACATACTCTTGGTAACAATCAGGGAAAAGATTTAATCTATCGCTAAAATCAGCTCCATACCAAACTAAAGGAATTCCTTCAGATTCAGCTATTGCTGTAGCAATTGATAAAAGAAAAGTGTTTCTACAAGGAACATTATGGAAATTGACACCTTCATACTGAATTTTATTTCCTGGAGTTGTTAGATTACTTTTTGACACTTCTCCAAATGCTGAAAAATCTAGAACTGTAAGCATAACTTTTAATTTATCAGCTAATGCTTTTGCTGCTGAATACTCAATAACATGCTTTTGACCATAATTTACAAATACACATAATGGTCTAAGACCAGTTGAAAGAGCCATTTTAACTAATAGTGTACTATCGGCTCCACCGCTAAATAGAATTACTACATCGTACGCTTTTGTCAGAACCATTTGAATTCTCCTTATCTGAAATATTTACGGGTTTAACAAAGTCATTTTGAATCTCTTTTAATTTATTCATTAACTCGACTGCTTTATCTGACTTTTGTTTATTGATAAATTCAATAGCCTCATCTACCCATTTTCTTGAGTGTGATTGTGTATGAATTTCTATTGCATCTTTAATATTAAAAATAGAAGGAACATCAATATTTCTTTTGCAAATTTCACAATAAATTTTATTCATATTTACCTCGCTTATATGAGAGGGGGATATAAATATCCCCCTCTCTTCAAATGGGGGGAGAATAATGAAACAATTAACCCTTACGGCCTGCTGTTGCTACGAACTCAAGAACATCTTTGTTCTGGAGAACATAGCTTTCGGAAACTTCCTGACCATTAACAACCGGTCTGGAATCAACCGAAATGTTAAGAGCCTCTTTGAGGAATACTGCAACTTCAGAGACCTTCTTACCCACAACCGGGTAATTACCAGATGCCGCACCGCAAGAAACGGTAATGGTATTGGTATAGCGGCTTCCGCTCTTGTCGCTATCAAGAGTTGCGCTGAGGGTATTGAGGGGACCGGTTGACTTTGGAGCTGCCTGGCTCGTAGCTGTCTTAGCCGTTGTTCCTGGACGGGAACGCTGAGCCTGTATGATTGCATTGACAAGATTGGTCTTAACTTCTTTGACCTTCACTTTGAGTCCGAACTCTTCGGTTGCGATTTCCCTTAATTCTGCTCTTGTCTTAGATTCCAATATAGAACGATCGTACATCTTTTCCTCCTAGAATTTTTATTTAGTTTTCTGTTTTTGGTTTTCTTACTTTTGAATCTGCTTTCATAGAATTAATATCAAAATAAATTTCAGATAACCCCTTTTCCTCAAAGTTTTCTTTAGAGTAATTATGTAACGCCCATGTCATAATAGTAGCAACTGACGCGTTTGTAAAAAGAAGTTGCGGTTCTGACTTTGAAAGTTCTTCACAGGACATTTCATGAGGACTTTTGTCAACTGGATTTTCTATCTCAGGATGATAAGAAGTCAATGATGGAGTAATATCTTTATTATTTTTTCTGAGATATACTTGAACGTTCCCATGTTCCAACTCATTCCCCCCAGAAATAAGAAGTACATCGGCCCTCTTTCTCCTACAATAATCTGAGATGAGCTTTCTTGTTTTATGATTATCAACACAAAGAAATATAACTTCAGATTTATCTAAGATATCAATATTTTCATCATTAATATATTGTCCAAATATTTCAAAATCAAGATCTGGAAACTTTTCGCTTAGCTCATCTCCTTTAACTGCTGCTTTACTACCCATTCCTGTAAAATCTTGTCTCATAATATTTTTTGCTTCATACTTATCACCATCAATTAATAAAAATGTTCTCATGGGTGGTCCTAAAGAATTGACATATCTTCCAACCATGTTCAATAAAAATGTTCCAATGCCACCCAAACCAATAACTGCAAAATTAGTTTGTTTCATTTATCCTCCTTGTCTATTATGTAATTCCCTATATGCTTTAACTTGTGCTCTAAAAGTTTCATTATGCATACAGGTCGAACAACAATCTTTAGTCAGGGCGCATGTATTACAAATCTTTTGTCTTTGATAATCAGTTAGTTCGTAATAATTATCCAACAATTGACTTTCTTGACTTCCAGGATCAGATAAAGCTAAAGCTAAAAGATCTTCATCATCTTTCTTATCCTGGTCAAAGAATTTTTCAATGTCTGTTTTGTCTCTAATAATAATGACTTCTTTTTCTTGAGTATTTCCTCTGACGCGGTTTCGATGCGCCTCGAAATCGAAAGGAGGAGCGAAGTCGTGGGGTGAGGCGTAGATCCCGCCGAGGTAGTCGAAGTGTTCGTCGTACCCAAAAGGGAGTCCGTATGTATCCCCATTCTCCTCAAAAACGCCAGGTTCGAATGCTTCATCGTTTCTTGAGTATCTTCGCCTTTGTGACCTCCAGTGATAGCGAACCACTGGTGCCTCATGTGTTACTTGAGCTAACCATTCCAGTGGGAAATGTCCTTCGAGAATAATATATTCAGCTGTGCTGTTCTTACCAATATGAACATAATCCTCTGGTTCTACTTTAACTCTAAACCCATTAGATACCAAAGAACAAGCCACTGAATGATACATATCTTCACCAAGATTACCAACTGTGATGTGAATTCCATCAAATCCTTTTTCATCATCCTTATCTGTTCCGGAATGAAATGCTCCAAAATTGGAATGACTATGAATTGTTCCTACTAAAGTCTTTCCAGGAAATGAAACATTTCTTTCATATTCAACTGATGCTCCTGATACCTTTTGAGGTGGAACATGAATATAATACTTTTTAGAATCGGTTTCAAGATAGAGCATCACAACAGCTTCTGAATGGTGAAGTCTGTAAACATTTTTGAAAAATGAAACAACTCTTGTAAAAACCTTTGATGGAATTTTTGGAATCTTCATTCTTACATATGGTTTAACATTATTCAAAATAGAGATTGATTTAACTGGAACTAATGCATCAATCAATCCCATATTTTTTCTAATGAATTGACCATTTTTACCAACTACATAAAATATATCATCATCTGGAAGTTCAATATTATCATCATTCACAATTACTTTGAACATACAAGTCTCCTTTCAACAAGGCCTCTAAACATTTCTTGTCTTCCTACCATTCCACAAAGAAATCCTCCACGATAGTCTACATCATGAACAGCAATTTCAACCAAGTCATCATCTAAAAATCTAGGAACTGGAATTCCATAAATTCTAGAGTTTTCATGTTTAAGAGCTTTGGTTGATTGATGATATTGCGTGCAATGCCAATATCTTGTCTTTGGGTCTCCATGATAACAAGCAATAAAATACTTATGATTTCCAGATCCAGTAACAACAATATCACCAAGCTGATATTCGATATGGAAATCAGTATTAATTTTTCTATTAAACATTGGAGATTTAGGAGGAACTTCTTCAAATAGGTCAAGCATATCTGCTGTATAAACAGTTTGACCATTTGTAAATAATACCATATGGTTGTAGGAATCAGTTATTACACCTTCTATTTCATAAAGGTTTATCTTTAAGAAGCACTTTACTTTCTTTAACAATCTAAATCTCTTACCAACTTCAAATCCCTTATAAGCGTAATCAATCTTTCTAATGTCTCCAGCATTAATTATTGAATTGTAGTGACCATTAGTTACTATATATGGCATTCTTTTTGTTTCACCCTGACCATTAGTAACATGAACATAAATATTCATACTGTAATTATCTTTATTTTCAACTTGAAATGCTTCAATTTTTCCAAAGAATTTTGATCCATCAGGTTGAATTGCAACAACTTCATCATCTACCTTTAAATCAATATCTGGATGTACAAACGACTTGACATAAATAGTCTTTGGATCAGGCATTATAGATTCAAGCATACGCTTATTAAAAGTATTCTCACTGAAAGATCTATCTCTTACTAGAATTCTATTTTTATAATAAGCAAATTCATGAGCTGGAGTTCCTAATAACTTATTTCCAAATGCTATTGGAGAATACCATTCAAGTTCTTCATCATTGGGAATTAAGAAATAAGATGAATTGTTAAGTTCAAGATTGTAATTGGACATCAATAAAACAATGTTTCCATTATGCTCATCAATAGATTTTAATTTTTCATTGGTACTTCTCATTTCCCAAATTGGGAAATTATATTGAATATAAGATGATGAGAATAAAGAATATGCTTTATCATCAGAAACAAGAACACCATTGAAATTAATATCATTAACCATTTCCCAATTTCTTAAAATATTTTCATTTAATAGCATTCTTTTATTGTTAGCTATAACTTCAACAATTTCTGTATCCAAATCTTTTTCAATTGATTTAATCTTATAATATTTTCCAGAAATTTTGCATTTCATTAAACAAGATGCTGGAACTTCAATCTCTTTATCGTCAACTATTATGACAACATTTTCAAGAGATTTTCTTCTATCAAATTTTTCTGCTGAGAATGATTTATCATTTCCTTCAGAATCTACAACTACTAAATTATTTTTATCAGAAGAACCTTTAACTGTATATTCTACATCTTCAATAGTAACAACATCATCAACTCTAAATGAGAATGATTTATTTGTCTTTTGAGATGTAATTATTATTTCTTTTGGTGCTCTGTAATATAGTTTTTGAGTAAAGATATTTTTAGATGAATCACAATCTAATGGTATTTCTGTGTGACCATCTGGATAATATCCCCAACCTTTAACAATATCACTAAGTTTTTGCGTTCCCTTAAAGTTTTCATTAAAGATAAACATAGGATTAATTTGTGAGTAATAAGACCAAGATAATAAATCAAGATTAGATGTGTAATCCTGAACATATCTCAGGCATGAACCATTAACATCATTATTAAAATTTGTATTCCAGAAATTACTTACTACCTTATTAACAACTTTAGCAAAATCAACTGATTCTAAAACTTCACTACTTTGTACTCCTGTGCAAACTCTGCAATCATCATATACGTTTGTCAGAGGTGAAAGAAAAAGAGAATCTTCAAGTGACTTTAATGGAGTTTTTCTTAATCCAAATGATAATGCATGCTCCATTTGAACATTCTTTGCAGATGCTAATGTTACTCTCACAAGAACAACAAAAATACAATATGGTAAGAAAATATTGAAATTTGTTATTTGTGAATTTTCATTATCTGATCCGATAGTTTTTTCCAAATGACCAAATCCATAAGCTTCGAGTTTTCCTTGATCTAATAACTTTCTTATTTCTCCTCTCAAACTTCTCTGAACTTTAATTGTTCTAAATTGGGGTGGTTGTTCAATAACAAACCAAAACTTATTGATACTTGGGTTTGATAAAAAAATTTTACAATTATCAGGTTGTACGAACTCAAATGTTGGTTGCTTAAAAAATGCTTCATTGCTCATTTGTGCTTCAATAATCATTTGGGGAAGAAAATTCTTAGGTGAAATTCCACAACCATCGTCAGATAAATATACATTCGATTCATCAATTTTTAATTTATAAACTGATTCTCGTGTAACTAGTAAGGCGTCTCTCATTTCAAAATCCTCCCATTCGCTTTTAAGAATCTGATTCTATTTCTAGTTTTAAATCTGTTATTCCTTTAAGTTGATTCATTAGATATTTAACAATAAAATGTTTCATAAAATGTGGCATGTCTTCAACCTCATCATTTAGCATAGATGTCCAATAATTAAAAACAACTTTGTTAACTCTTTCATACTTAATTGAAATATTATTTAATTCACTTGTGTATCTTTGTCCTGAAAACTCTTTACAGTAATTAAGTTTAAATTCATCAAGAAATTTACTAAACTCATCTCTACTTACATTTCTTATTGCTGTTAGAATAAAATTAGCCGAACTACTATTTGTGATAAACGATGTTTTTAACTTCATACTTCCCCCAATCTTTTTGGTTACGGAAAGAAAAAAGCTCATGGTTGAGTTGGTGCCCGAGACCGGACTTGAACCGGTACGACATTACTGCCGAGGGATTTTAAGTCCCTTGTGTCTGCCTATTCCACCACTCGGGCGATGCAAAGAATTTGTTATGTGACTCAGTAATTAATATATATAGTTTTAATTAATTAATAAAGTGGGTCGGGAGAGAATCGAACTCTCATAGCGTGATTAAAAGTCACGTATTCTGCCGTTGAATTACCGACCCTTTGTCAATATTTATCATTTCTCCAAAAATTAATATATATTATTGTTTACCAATTCATTTCTTTCTCGGCATTCTTTACATCTACCTAATAAATCATTGAAGGACCTTATCCTATCAATGATGTGAAATCTTTCAAGGGGATAAATTGTGTTAATTAGACTTGTTACAAAAGACTCATTTAATTGACTATTATGACTATATCCTCTTCTTAACATTTCTTGCACTAATTGTTCATGTCTATTAAATAACGATAATGGCTCAAGTAAATTATTATCAATATAGCCCTTAATTTTCTTACCATTTTTAATTGATCCAATGAACATATGATGTTCTAAATGTTCTCCGAGTAAATGCTTCCGACACATTATTCTAGGATCAACCATCCATTGTCTCATCAATATTCCTCTTCACTTATAAATTCAACACTGATTTGAACTATCCTCCCTGCTCTATCTTTTCCAACTATTACATTATAAGATCCATCTCCAAAACCAGATGATGATACAACACCTTTTCCATCTATGATTCCAGCTTGTTTATCACTTAAAGTAATATCACAACATTTTCCATAAAACTTTTCTTTATCATCAAATTCTCTTTCTTGATAATATGGAAAAATTGTATCATCAAAAAATCCAAACTGACCAGAATCAACACCCGCATCATCTGTTAATTGCTCTTTTTTATAAGCATATGCATGACTTAATCCAGCTTCAAGTAAACTAATTCTTCCTGAAAAATAAGAAACAGTTGCTTCCCAGATTCCAGGAGCAACTTCAATTCTATTAACTAAAGGTGGTTCATAATCTCTCTTATAACATGGGTCACATATTACTAATATTCCTCCTGTAGAAAAAGATCCCAACTCCTCAGGTTGTCTTTGAATCATTCTTTTCATATTTCCTCCTTAACAACATTCAAATGTAGAAATCATTTTGTATTCTGATAAATGATCTACTGGTAATTTATGAAGATCTAAATCTAATACACTTTCTGAATAGTCATCGCTAGAGAATCGTGTATAGAATGGACAATCATAGATGTCATATTCATCTTCATTTATTTCTTTAATATCAATTTCACAATAATCATCCATTACTATAGGTCCATCTCCCCCGCCATTTTTTTGCATAAGAATAAGTTTTCTTTCAGTTGGACCAGGTGAAAATGTTAATGCTTCATTTTTTGAGATTTTTCTTGCTATCATTATAAAGTTACAAGTTGAACTATTGGTTACAAAACTTGTTTTTATTTTCATATCTTCTCCTTATAATTCATATGGACACACGGTCGGATTGTAAACTAATTTATTTCTAAAATTCTTAAACTTTTCCCCTCCAGCCCAAATTTCTTGAATTGATGAATCTAAAATTGATTGACCTTCATCTTCTTGATTACAAAATGAGCAAGGCATTAGTTTCATATCTGGAGAAATATAACAACTCATTCTTGCTCCCTCACATGAATCAACTGACATTTCTTGCATAGGATCTAATTTAATATCAAGTTTTTTCATCTTATTAACTAAACAACTGTCCATTCCAACTAAGAAATTTCTCTTATCTTCATTTGCTAAAATTTCACGAAAAAATAATGCTAATTTATCTTCACTAAGTCTCCAATCAAGTAAATCTTTTGCTCTTCCTTGAGGTTTAAATAGAAGAAAAATAATAGCATTAATTTTCTCAGTATCAAAACACTCATTATAAACATTCTCACCTCTAACTAATGCTAATGCCGGCCAGAAAGAATGTTCAGATAAAACATAATGAATATTTGTGAGACACCCTGCCTCAGTAAACATTTTAATTGCTCGCCATGTATAGTCTTTAGAATGCATAGAAATAGCAACAGCACCACAATACTCTTTTGTGATTTCTACTTCTTTTTGTGTTAAGTCAATTCCGGATGTTGTATAACTAGGAACAACATTATTGTTTCTACAATGTGCTACTACCTGTAAAAAGTTTTCATGCTTATTTGGATTTCCACGTCCACCTAAGGCAACTTGCATAGTATTCTTTTTTGACTCATCAATAATTCTTTTAAAATGTTCTAATTTCATGTTTGGTTGAATTAAATCTCCTTGATAACAATAGACGCATTTATTATCACAATGTCCCATAATTCCAATATCAATTAAACTTGGATAGTCTAAAGCAAATGGATCACTATAGCCATTAATACCTTGTAATATTTCAAAACCTGTTGATGAATCAAATAAGATTTCATACCGATCATTCTTCACTCTCTTTAACATTATTTTCCCCCTTGTTATTTATGTAATCTGCTCCTACTGTTCCGTCCCCATTAACTGTCATTTTTAAATCTTTAATTCTCTGTAAAGCTTGTAAAATTGTATAATCCTCGATATCTAGTTTTAGTTCGTCCATAAAGCCTCCTAGTATCCAGAAATCAAAAAAATTGCCGAACTAACGGCATTTCTAATTTCAAAAATTAATATATATAGAAGGAAGGACTTTAACGGGTGGGAATGTTACTTCCAGGCTTCTGAGATTTAGCTTTTAAATCCGCAGAAATAGCTACATCTCTAGAATCAGATCTAGGTGTATTTGTGGGTGTTTGTTTATTGGTTGGAGGACTAGGAACATATGAATATGAAGTTTGTGGTGATCCACCTCTATCTTCTATACTTGATGATGGGATTCCTCTAACTTCTTTTCCTGCTTTTAGAGTTTCAAGGTATTCTTTTACGATAGGTCTATCAGAAGATGCACTTCCTCCAACAAGCATTGTAGAATAAAGATTTTGAAAATCAATTCTTACATCTACTAGACCTACTCTAGTATTCCATGCAACTAAACCTTGATCTCCTCCTTTAGTTACAGCAATGGATGTAATGGCTCCAGCTTCTAATGAGAATAAACCATTTGATCTTACTTTACAAAATAAAGGATAACCATAAGTATCACCTTCAACAGAAGTCATAGATGGACAAGCTAATGCTAAAATAGCTGCTAATGGAGCAATGATACTCCTTTCTGTTATACTTTCGCTTCCTGGAGAAGGATTATATAATTTAATTGTTACTGAATATGAAGGAGCGTATGAACTATTTTTCCAAACTGCGGGAAAATCTATTCTTTGACCTGCTAATAACTTATTTGTTAAATTTCCAATATTTTTTAGGAATGGACTATCAGCAGAAGCTGCCTGGTATTGACTCTTTAAACCAGTTACAATAGATTCAAATTGCCCTGCCATTGCGCCAGCAGCTCCACCAACTCGTTTTAAAGCATTGGTTAATTCTCCAGCAATTTGTCCTGCTGTTTGAGCACCAGTCATCTGCGCTAAGTCACTAGCTGTTTCTGAAACAACATCTGCCATTTTACTAACAAATGTTTGACCATATTCGTTACTAAAAGTTTCGCTTGGAAAAGATTCCATATTATAAACAATAGCTAATGGTTGTTGTTTCCATGAGTATCCTAAAGCTTCTAAATTATCCAAATATGTTTTCCAATTAGGTTTTAATCTAAAAAGAGATAAACCTTCCATAAATTCAGGCATACATGGTGTCAAATACATAACAGGTCTGGCGTTAATTCCAACATCTTGAGTTTCCGGACGATACCCAGTTCCAAATGGACTAACGCCAATTAATTCAGGAATTTGTTTTGTATTAATTCTTGACATCGGAACAAAATTCTGAATTTGTGTTGTAATGTTTGCTGAATTTTCTGGCATTATGTGAAATCTCCAGTTATTAATTGATTTAATACTGCATCGGTTCCAGAATCTCTCGGTGCTTGATTTCCACCACCACTTCTTGAAGTCATAGCATTTGATACAATATTATTAAAATTATTTATCATGTTAGCCGTACTTGTTTGTCCTTGTTTAAGTAAATCAAGAGTTGATGATTGCAACCCTTCTTGTGATTTAGCAATTAATTCATTTTGAAGTATTGCTTGTTTACTTTCTTTTTTAGCTAATTCACCTCTACTTAACATAGCATCTTTAACAATTTCTTTAATATCATTTAATGGTCCTATTACTTCTCCAGCATGTGCAAATATTGGACCAGTTTTTCCAATATATCCACCTGTTTGAGCTTTTGGTAATGTATTCGCTGCAGTCATTTGACCAGGTAGAGATGATAAAGCTAAACTTGTTTCTTTTCTGAATCTATTTGCTACTGATCTTTGAACTTCGGGACTTGAACTTCTAAAATGTGACGAAACCGTTTCGTATTTATATTTTCCAATTCTCATAAGAATTTCAGAATCGCTAATACTATTAGTTGCTCCTGCCAATGCTTTGCTAACAACACTCGTTGCTGGGCCATACTGAACAGCAGTAGATAATAATTCTTCTAAAACAGCTGGATGACGTTTTGATAAATCAAGTCCAGTTGTTGCTTGAACTTTCTTTAAAAGAGGTTCTAAATATTTTTGTCTAACATAAGAATGTTGAGCCGCTTCAAAATTAGGATCAGCAGCCATAGATTTCCATTTTGCATCAAATGCTGCGCTACCCGGAGCTAATCCTGCAAATGAACTCTTCAACCAAGGATTGGAATTAACAAATGCTGAGGCTCCACCAGTCTTAGAAGCAAATTGGTACAGTCCATATGACTTTCCACCGTAATCTCCTTTACCTGAACTAATTGCACCTGGTCCTGCTCCACCTGATTCAAACATTCTTGATAGCCATCCAAAACCTGTTCCAACAGTTCCACCTGCTACTTTTGCAGCTTTTCCTAAAAATCCAACTGTTCCGCTTACAACCTTTTTAGCAATTTCAAGAGGAGCACTAATAAATTTATCCATTTTACTTATAAGGCTAGCAACTTTTTCAATTAATTCTGCACCAGTTTCTCTATCGGCTAAAGCTGCACCACTTTGAATTTCTTGAGGAGGAACACCAGATTTAGCTGCCTTTAAAACAACATTCTTAGGAACAACTACTTCTCCTTTTTCAAGAATAGCAAACTGTTCTTTATTAGATTTTCCACCTGTGTGAAATTTCTTAACAGCTTGAGTCGCACCATAAGCAGCACCACCTATTGCTTCACCAACTCTTTGATATGCTTCTCCACCTGTAGCTGCTTTTGCTGCCGCTAATTCTTTTGCTTGTTGAGCTCTTATTTTATCTACATCGAGGCCACCAAGCCATTTGAAAATACCTATTACTTTTTTGAATATGTCAGTTAAGAAACTTAATTTATCACTAATCCATGTTACAACAGGTGAAAGATATTGCATAACAAAGTCAGTAACAGGTTTAATTTTTTCAAGTATCCAATCTCTTGCTTTAATAGCAACATCCCAAAATACTTTAAATGGCCATGTAAATGTTTTCCATGTTTTTATGAATTGAATTTCTATACCTGTCCATATAACATCAAGTATTTTTGCTATTCTCTCACCACCAACTGCTCCAAGAACAGCTCCAAGCATTGCTCCTATTCCGGCTCCTGCTAACATTCCAAGAGGACCGCCAGCTATACCTAGACCTGCTCCCATCATTGCATATCTTATAGCACCACTTTTAGCACCTGCAACACCAGAACCAGTTCCTCCGAGAACTGCTCCAAGCATTGAAAACATTAATTTCTTAATATCAAGACTCTCACCTTTGAACCATGATTTTGCTTTGAATAGTCCTTTAAATAAAAGAGCAAAGTTTTGTATTCCTGCGATAATTAAACCAACAGCTGGAATAACTCTTCCAAGTTTTCCTGCAAACATCACAACATTACCAATCACTTTAGCTAATCCGCCAACTCCTCTAAAAGCAGCAAGTATAGATGCAAATGTATTTATTCTAATCTTACCAATAAACTTTAATACTCCTAATAATGCAGGAATACCAACTTTAAATGCTTTAAATATGAGATAGAATGGAGCAAGAGCTATCTTAAATGGAGCCAAAGCAAATTTTTGCAAGAACATCATTATAAACATTCCTGCTTTAGTGAATAATTTACCAAATCCACCCTTTACTTTGTCTACAATACTTTTTGGATTTTCAATTGCTTCTTTAATATGTTTATAAGCAGAAGCTTTAATCTTCTCTCTTTTATCTTTATCTCTAAAGTCTTGGTAACTATTTTTTATTGTTTCAATTAAACCTTTCTTTGGTGGTTTCTTTTTACCATATAAAGCAAACGATACAGCTTCTCCTGCTGCATCAGAAATTGATTTACCTTCTCTTTGCTCTCTTGTCATTCCTGGTTTGGTAAGGTCATACATTAATCCTTTTCCCTTTCCAACCATAGATTTAAAAGCTCTTTTATATAAAGGTTCTTTTGACCTATCAAATAATGAAGGAAATTCAATTGCTTTTTTCCTTGGTTTTCTACCAAAAAGGTCATCTAGTCCTTGAGCTTGCATTACTGACTGCTGAAACATATTCCATTGCTGCTCTTGACTTGGACCTTTTTTAGAAAACATTAAATACATTGAAGCCATAAAAGAATTATATTGATCTCTTGCTTTTCCTTTTAATGCTCCAGCTTTTGCTCCTACTCTTGCTCCAAAACCAGGTTCAGATAAAGGAGCGTAAGGATTCATCATGTTGAGATTTGATAAATTTCTATATTTTAATCTGTCTCTAACACGTTGAGCCTTTTCTTTAATTCTATCATTAACTTGTTCTGTCCAAGTTGTTCTAAATTTAGTAAATTCTGTTTTAATATTATCTAAAACTTCATAAATATATGTTGTTGCAACAGCAGCAAGTTGAGCAGGATTATCTTTATATTTTTTAAGGTCAGCCATAACTGTTGTTATAGATGGACCTTTAATACCAAACATTCTTAAAACAAAACCTTTCATTTTTCCAAGAGTATCGCCACCCCATTTTTTCAACATTCCATATCCATAAACAAAAGCTTTTCCAACGGGTCCTTTTAATAAACTTGCTCCAAACCTAGCAGCAAATTCTCCTCCTAAACCAGCTAAAGCAACCCTAGTTATTGTTATTTCTTTAATAAGTCTTTCAAACATTCCTGTAAATTTTTTCAAAGGAGTAACAACTTCACCAGCATGTAAATTAACAAGACCACCTTTTTTAACATATCCACCTTTTTGTAATTGTGGAATATCTTCTTTTCCACCTCCAAAAGCTAGACGTTTAGCACCTCCTAGTAATTTAAATGGTGCTTTAATAAGAGCAGCCATTATTTTGAAAGGAAGAGCCATAGCTTTAAATGGAAGTTTAAGTAATAATTTAACTGTATCTTTAAGTAGACCGAATATTCCCTTTTTCTTTAATTGATCTGCTCCATAATCAGCAGCATCTCTAAAGTTTTCTTTAATTCTTTCTATAAATGATGAAAATACATTTGTTTCCATAAATTTAGAAGCAAAATATCCAAATATAGGAGAAGCCTTTGAAAGCATTATTCCTACATAATTAGCTTTATTAAATTGAAAATCGGCATTCATATTTCTAGCCATTTGAGTAACTGCATCTTTTGTAGTTACTGCTGTTGTGACTAGAATTTTCTTAGCAGTTTTAGATACATCATCTACAACAAAACCCAATCTTTTTAGAATTCCTGCCATTGAGTTTTCAACTTCTTTAACACCTTTAGCGTACCCAATTTCTTTAGTTCTTAAAACTTTAGCTGTGGCAGCTTGTTCTTTAGCAATGGCAGATAATTGTCTGGTAACACTATCAATTCCTTTTTTATTACTATCTTGATATTTCTTAATTAGATTCACTGTAGATGACACATCGTATGCATCATATTCTTTACCAGATCTTCTTTTTGATGTCTTTATTTCATTTTCTACATCATCAATTGTAAAATCTTTAGCCATTTAGAGTAAACTCCATTATTTGAAATCGTATAAATCTAAAACATCAACAAATGATTTATCGTGGATATTTTCTTTCACATATCTAATAATTTCTGCATTATTATGATCTATATTATCAGAAGGTTCAGAAAATTTATTAAAAATTCCATTATTAAAATTAAGAACGTCATTCAAATCAGTATTATCACCTCTGGCATATTGAACAGTTAAAGGTGGATCGTATTTTCTAACATACATTATAAATGCTAAAGCTAAAGCTAAGTCATCTCTACATCCTTCATCGCCTTCAACTTTTCCATTTGGTTTAGTAACAAGTCCAATTAACTCTAAACCTAATCTTTTTGATTTAATAATAGCTGGAAATTGACTAACATTTGAATATAAAGCATCAATCATTAATGGTCTGGTTTTTGCGTTTGTACTCAAACCAGGATATAATTCATTACCACGTTTTTCTTTATATAACATAAAGGAATTTGGTCCATATTTTACATGCTCAACTACTTGGTTACCATATGAATTATTTTCAACAACAAGAACGCCAGGATATTGTAATGTAATATAATCAACTACTTTTGCAAAATCAGTTACTGATAGTTTTCCCTGATAATCCAATACTTGTTCCATTGATTCAAAATCAGTAACTACAATGGTTGAGTTATCTTGTCCATATTCTGACGCAACGTCAACTCCGGTAATATAGAATTTTCCAGGAATTGGTTCTTGGAATTTCCAAATTTCACCATTGAATAATTTAATAGTTTCTTTTGGATCTTGATAATTATCTTGAATAAATGAGCATGTTTTTTCATCAAAGAATGATCCAGACGTTGGTAAGAACTTTAATTCCAACTCCTGCTCAATCTTTCTTGGATCATTATCAAATAAAGCACACTGGGTTGAGTACCACTGAGGATCATCTGCAAGCTCAGGTATCTGTTTCCAGTGAATAATAAATGATTTAAATATACTTGTTGCATCTCTTGATGTAGCTTGTGAATATTTTTGATAGAACCATGCACCCGGTCCGACAGTTTTATTTGGTGTACTTAAAACTATTGTTCCATAAGGAATACCATGAACTCTTGCATGTTTTTGTGAGGTTGATAAAGCAGGAACTAATGAAGTCCATGCAACATCAATATTTTTAATAAATGCAGCTTCGTCTATTACTAAGAATGTAATTGCTTTACCACGAAGAGTTTTATCTGGAGCTACTGGGTTGACTGTTGCAGCGAATACTTTAGCACCATTTTTAAGAATGAATGACTGCTCTGTATATTTATCAAATCCTGGAGTCATCCAATTAGGAAGTTTCTCAACCATTCCTCTAATAGCTCTTGCAAAGTCAGTAGCTTCTTTTGCATCTTTAGAAATAATACCAACTGTACAATTATCAAAAAATGTGACGAGCCATGCACAAAACGCCTGAATAATCGTACTAATTCCGATCTGGCGCGATTTTAAAACTAGAACGTATTTCTCTAATAGAAGAGTATCTACTAACTCACTCTGACGCTTATAGGGCTTCAAAAGAATATCTCCACCGGGTATTTCTATGGAGATATAGTTTGGGCAGAAATAATCAAATGAGGCTTTACATTTAAGATATTCATTCACATATGTTGCTTTCGAAGTTAAAGCCATCTATTTTTAATCTTCCTTACGATTAGTTTTAATTTTGTTCAAAACTAAAACTTAAACTATATAGTTTTATTAGTTCTACATAAAGTTAGTCTTGCTGTCGATAGCCAATCTCTAACTTCTGCTCTGCTAAAAGTTAGATCAGATGCTTTTAATAAATATTTTCCAGAAAGATCTACATAATCAACGGTTTGTGTAATTATATTAACAGGTTCTCCAACTTTTACTAAATTTAATATAGGTAAATTCTTTTCTAGAGCTATAGTAAGAGTAGCTAATGAAATTATTTGTCTACTTATTTTTGCATTTGCATATGTTTCAGATGTTTCATTTCCTGCAGCAGTTGTTTTATATGTTTCTCTAGAATCAAGAATAGAGTCTTTATTCAAATCAGGATTTTTCATATTAACACCAAATTTTTTACAAACATCTTCTAAATTCTGTTCTATAGTATGGAACAATTTATCTTTTGGTTTCACAATATTTTTTATATTTTTAGACATTGCAGCAAATTTTTGATTTCCTATATATTTACTAATCATATCTGTATATGAATAAAAATTTTTACCATCTGTACATTTAGAAATTACATCACTAGAATCTTTTGAGTCTAAAGCTAAATGATAAATTGTAAATACCTGATTCTTTTGAATTCGTTTTGATAAATTCATTATGTAAAGTTTATTGTCATATTGACAAAATCCTACATTTGATGCTCCGTTGAATAATCCAAAATGGTCATCAAGGTATTGGATAACTTTATATAATGGAGTAGGAGGAATTATCAACTGTTCAATTTTTTCAGTATTAATATCATCTGAATCATATTGTAATTGACAATCAGTATTTTGACTAACTAATTGAGTAATAACATCTTTTGGAGCTTGATTTAAAACTACATCATTAACTAATGTTGTAACAGTTTTAAAAGGTTTTCTAGGAACAGTCATAAAAGAAACATTTATTAATTCTTTTTGTTTATTACTAGTTAAAGCACTTTGTTTAATTCCTGCTTGAGAATTTGAAGATAAATGTATTAATTCCATTTCAACTTGTTCAGATGCTACCTTGATAGATCCTCTACCTATATATTTAATAATTAATTTAATTGGTTCCTTACCATATACTTTTTCAAGAATAATATCTGACTGATCTAATGACATATTTAAACTTACTATTTGATAAGGAGCAACAACACTTGAAACTATTCTAACTGATGTTAAATCATTTGAATAATCTAAATCTGCAATTTTTACAGTAATATCATAACCGGTAGAAGGTTTATTGTATGCTTTTTTATCTGGCATATTATTCTTTTACACCGCCTTCCTCTTCCATCTTTTTTAGTCTTGTATAATAATCTGGAATTTCAGCTAGGTGATCTTTTGCAATTTCTTTTGCTAAGTATGGACAATCAGTATGTTCTTTTTCAACTTCAATGCCCATTTTTAATTGCTCGGGATCAAATTCTGAATCTGGACTATCTTGATGTTTTCCTGTTTTTAACATTGTTGTTAAAATAGCGTAAATTTCTGATTCTAATTTATCATGTTCTATACCCAAAGAGTCTGCAAATTCATGTACTTTTTCATCTGGTGGATTTGGATTCTTTTTTAGAAAATCAATTATCTTCATTCTAAGATCCATATCATTACCTTGCTCTTGCAAAGTTTTTCCTTTTTTGGAGATATTAATAAGTTCATTGAGATAGAAATCTTCTCTATGTTTCATTTCTTTACCCTCGCAGTACTAAAGGAATTTTATATTTGTTCTAAATTTCTAAACAAAAAAATAAGTTACTGGACTCGAACCAGTAAACTTATTTTTTCCCCATGCATGTTTAATTACCACCCATATCTTTCATACGGAAATGCTTCAAGAAGAATAGGAATTCTTATATGATCTGGTTCTTTATTAAAGTCATCCCATTCCTGTCTAGTTAGTCTTCCAAACGTGATTGGATTATCACAATCACAAACTACTTCAATTACTTCATCCTGACTTATTGAATCTTCTTCTGCTGATTGAAGAATATCAGGTCCGATAGCCTGCCATGTTGCTTTCAATGCACTTACAATTTTTTGTTTGTCCATTATTTCCCCCTAGAGTTTTAATAAAAATGATGCTACGAGTCCATGAGGTATTTTTCATGGGCATGGAAAAAACTCGGACTCGTAGCATCGTAAATTAATATATATAGTCTACTGGACTATATCTTTACCATTTGTGGGGGATGTAATCTTTTGTGTTAAGAACGCTGACAAAAGACCACCTAACCCATCGCTACCACCCTGAACTAAGAAGTCAGGTGTAACTTTGATCTTACCCTCGGAGATTGCTTTAGTTACCTCAAGAGCAACAATGCCTTCTCCACCGATGGCTTTCTTCTGGAGTTCATACGCTTTGGCAGTGTTTTCACCAATTGCGAGAATCTTAGAACCTTCGGCATCACCTGTGAGTTTAATCGCAGCCGCTTCACCCTCTGCTTTGAGTTTTGTAGCCTGCGCTTCACCTTCAGCAGTCGTGATTGCTTTCTTCTTATTTTGCTCGGCCACTTTCACGCCTATCTCTGCTGTCACTAACTGAGGCTGCTGATCTGCTTCTGCCTTGGTTTTCTCCATTGAAATTCTTTCTTGTTGTGCTTTCTGCTGTTCTGCATACATCGCTTTCTGCTGATCAGCAATGATTCTCTGAGTCTGAGTTTGCATAAGCTCAGGAGGTAAGGTAATCTGGCATATAAGAACGGAAACACATTCCACGTGATATTTTTCTAATTCAATTTTGGCCCGTTCTTCTGCCTTTTTCTGTTCGTCCTGTCTGTCTTGCATGAAACTCATTGCAGATGCTGCAGATGCCTGATTTCTGAAACTGGAGTCAATCATCGGGTGAATAACATGCTCAACCAGATTTTCGATTGATCCAATTTTAGCAACCATATATGGTGCTTGATCCGGACGAACTCTGATGATTACTTTTACAGAAACACTGATTTCAAATCCATCTTTAGATACAACTTTAAGAGGATCGAACTTGGTTGCTTCTGTTTCATCCCAATCCACAGTGATATTTGTGGTATCAATTATATAAGCAATGAAAGCTCTTCGGTTCAAGTAATAAATACCAGGACCGGATACTTCCTGCTGAATACCACGGTATCCCTGAGGAACAACATATCTTTCAATTCCTTTGTCGAGTCTGTTTTCGACTTCACTTATGCAAGAATCAATTCCGATCTGTCCATTTTCTTCTTTTGCTGTTTCAGCAACAAGATCTTTTACTGCCTTTGGTTCATCTCCGACGTTTGAAATGATGACTGCTACTTGACCACGCTCAACTACTGCTACATCGTCAAGAGATACTTCAAACATCAGAGGATTGATGTAGTAAGTACCGGGTTTAAGAACATCAAGTTGTGGACCCCTCTGACCACCCTCTTTGATGAACTCCTTGGTATTCTGGAAATCATTATGCCCTTCTACTGACTTAGCAACATATTCTCCAGAAGGAAGAGGTTTACCATCACGAGCTGTTACCAGACCAATTTTATTTGGCGGAATCATTGTCGCGTTGGTAAGTTCGATCTTAAAGAGAAGCGGGTTAATACGATACGTTCCTGGTAGGAGAATGTCCGTTTGCGGGCCTTTCTGACCACCGTTTGTAAGAAATGCTTCTCCATTTTCAAAGTTGTTATGACCTTCAATACTGTCTGCAAGGATTCTCCCAGCAGTCATAGGTCCACCATCCATAGATGTAACAACACCAATCTGGTTTCTCTCAATTCTTACACAACTTGCTTTTGTTATCTTGAATAGAGCAGTGTTGATTCTGTATGTACCAGGAGGTAATATCTGGAGTTGTGGACCTTTTTGTCCACTATTTTTTAGAAATGCTTCACCATCCTGGAATGAGTTATGACCATCAACAACTTTACCAAAAATCCTTCCGGGAGGAATTGGATCACCATCAATCGACTCAATAAGTCCAATTTCATTGTCTTTAATTACAACGAAACCGACTTTCTCGACTGCGTAGATAAATGGAATCAGGAAATGTAAACCAGGACCAAAGGTTCTTGCTTGAATACCAACTTCATTATTCTGAGCAATAACCCTTCCTTGAGGCATTCCTTTACCTACATATTTCCTCTCGACCACGCCTATTTCATCACCTCCGATTATCACAAAACAACTGAGGATGAACCAGACTAAAACCCCTGCAACCGCTAATCCTAAAATCCACTTCAGGACTAGAAAAACTGGAATTCCTACAATCATTATTTACCCCCTTATCTTATTTTATGCTGCTTTTTTTAAGAAGTTAAGCATTTCAGTTGGAAGAACCATGAGACGTTCAACAACATTTTCAAGGATCAATTTAGCATTAATGTTTCTTTCAGAGCAAGAAAATTTAGTGATTGCTAAGAAAAGATCCCATAATGTTAAATTTTGATTTTGCTGTTGAATTTCCTGAAGAGTCTTAGAAATTTCAATTCTTCTCCTTTTTCCAACACTCTCAACCAAATCAAGAGAAGCTAAGAGCGTATCTTCATTAATTGCACGGTTAAAATTTTGCTGTGCAATAACAGGTAAGTTAGTAGAGATTAATTCAATTGTATCTCCAATAACATTTACCATCTGGGTATTACTACCTCTGATGTGAATTTGACGATACGTTCCTAAACTCTGTCTAAAACTGATTGTACTGATCAGTCTACCTTGAGTAAAAATACCCAATCCAAAACCAAGATTTAAAAGTAACGATCCGTCATACGAATTCATAATACTAATCAACGGACAAATATCGTGATCGTTTATTTCTTGTCTTCCATTTCTGAGAATCAATTCACTTGATAAAACTGTGAATTTTGAATTCAGCATAGAATTTTCAATAATTTCAGCATTCGGAGTTAAATTAACAACTGAATCTCTAACTGAAGAAACAACAGTATCATTTCCATAGAAATGATAAGCATGAGATACTAAACCTTCATAGTTAAAATTATCTACATCTGGTTTACTTGTATATAATGCTAAAACTGGAATCTCCTCATGAAGTCCTTTTGTTTCAACTTCTTTGTATTGAATTTTTGAAAATCTATCCTCATATGAAAAAACACCATTCTGTTCATCATATGCTAATCCGCACGCCTCAAGCCTTTCTCTAATAGCTTGTTCCATTGAAAACTCCTTTCTTTTTTTTAGATAAAGTCTATTGTTATTCCCTGAATAAAGGGTTTTAAATAAATATTATAATACTGTTCTTTATCAATTTCAGTTGGGTCCAACATTTTAGAAATTTGCTTTGATACTTTAATACTTCCATATGATTTAAATATAACTATATTAAAAAACTCATCATATGGAATACAAAAAACTTTACTATTTTCACACTCAAAAAATTGTTCCTTAATTCTTTTTAAATTATTAAAGACATCTGTTTTTGACAGAAAATTAATATTAAATAGTTTACAATAAAATTCTTCTATTGCATCATAATAATTGGCTACTCCTTTAACAACTGTCTTTTTTTGAGTAGTTGCAATATACTTATCTTTATTTGTTGATATAATCATTTTTGTAAAAACATCTTTTAATTCCAAAGGTAAATATTGATCGGTATCATACAATGTTTTTTTCGTTAGAAATCCATCATATTGTCTTATGATAACATCTTCTTCCTTTAAACTATTTCTATTAATATATTCAGAAATCAAACTTTCTGTTGTTGTTCGAAGCATAGCAGAAATCACAGGATTCTCACCCATCATTTTTCCAATTGCAATATTTCTTTTTTCTTTATCATTTCTATCTAATGATGAAGTATCAAATCCTAATGACTCTAAAATTTTATAATGACACGCTGAAATATCATAAGAATACACATCATTAAGAAAAAATTTTTTGGAATTTATTTTCATACATTTTCCTTAAGAATGAATGGGGAAATAAATTCCCCATTCATTCTTTTCAAAAATTATGTTTCTTGTAATTCAAAACTATTCTTATAATAATTTTCAACTCTTATTAGAAGATTTTTGATTTTTAATCTAACAATTCCAAATAATAATCTAAGTAAATTAGCCATAAATTTAACTATTATTTCATTTATTGCTTGATAAGCTGCTTTAACTAAAATACTAACGATTTTCGTTGCGACTCTTGAGAGTTCTAAACTTATTGACATTGTTAGACCTCCCTTTTAAAATGGCTTTCCATTACGTCGCAAACCGCCTCCATTAGGAGTAATAACATCAACTGAATCAACATTGAAGCAATTGCATTGAACATTACGTCCTCCGGAAAACTATTTTTAAGATATTTCAAGAATAGATAACAATACTTTATCAATAACGAGATGATGATTAATGTCGATTGACTCATCCTGCCTCTTATTGAGCCATTTGATAATGTCAATCTTGGTCGTGAGTTTGTCTTTGATTTTACCAAATTGCTTATACATTAATTCAATTCCTTCATAATCTGGGGTTTTCTCTAACACTTCAAATAAATTATCCATTACTGTTGGTTCACCTTGATATTTAATTGGAATAATAAATTCTTTTTTAGAACGCTTTACTGTAAGATGATCGTATGGAACAAGAGTATCGTTAATTGATAGACAGAACATATTGATGATTCCTGAACCTAGAATATAACTCTTCATGAAAAGATCTGGATGATTCGTGACTTGTAACTGTGAAAGAAATTTCATTGTATTATTTTTGAAAATAGTAAGATTAATAATAGGAATGTTTGGAACAATAATATCTTTACAATCTTTAATTAAAAATAATTCTTTCTTACTTGAATCACTTCCACTTTTTGGACCCTTAATAACAACAGTATCTTCATCAACCCCAGCAACCTGTAACTTAATTTTTGAATGACTCTCAAGACCAGGTAAATGTGTTTCTATCCAAGTAAATAAGTCGGTAAGTTGTACCGTAATATCCGATGATGTAGTACTCGGTGTTTCATCTTTTACTTCTACTTTTTCGTCTGTAGTTTCAGTCATTGTAGTTTCTCCATCTGGTGTTTCTATTACATCTGTTGTTTCTTTATCTTTCTTGTACTCTTCAATAGTTTTTGCTAAATCCATTTAAATATCCTCCTGAGTTTTAGTTTTTATCTATGAAGAAAAATAAAAAATTTGGTGTTTTTGAATATTACTTTTCGATAAATCCTCCTCACTTACTATTTGTTATTAATATATATAGATTGTATTAAATTAGAATTTGAAAGGGAGAGATGGACTCTCCCAGGAATGAATTACTTGTGAGAACGACTTAACACTATTCCAATAGCTACAAGAATTGAACCGATAATTGCAATTGCTAATACCTTTTTCATACCTTCTCCCTTCTATGCTTTTGTTTTTTCTTGGTCTATTTTCTCTTTGATGTCGAGGATAAGAAAAGCAATTAACCATTCAGTTCTTCTTTTAAATGTTGTATACACAATGGGGTTCATCTCAACATCCCTTGTCATTCCTTTTTTTCCCATTTCTACAAGAACAATTATTTCATCAACACATTTTTTAAGATATTCAAAAACTAAAATAGAAACATAAGTTAAACATTGTAATAAAATTGCGTATGCCCACATCCTTAAAACATTACGAAACTTAATCATATATTACCTCCAAAAATTTAATCGGTGACGGGGGTAGGAATTGAACCTACGAATGCCTTTTACTGATCCGCAGCCAGTTTGTCAATTTAGCGTCCAGCAGGGAGTTGACATAGTCCCAATTATTATTCGGGAATTAAGAAGTGCGTTCAGTGGTGTGATTGCCCCAGCCCTCCACTTGTCTGTCATAACTTGGCCAGTAAAAAGACAGATTTCGCTTTGGATACCAAAAGCACAGTTCACCCTGAGAACCTCTGAATCCTATAACCACAATTACCAATATGTAGTCTCTCACCCGTCAGTAATTAATATATATAGAGGTCTATCTGATTGCTTTTACATTAATTCTTTTTTGACCAAGATTAATATATACAACTTTGTAATATTTCTGATTCAAAATAATTTTTTGATTTACTACAAGTTCTATTTCTTTCTTATCAAGCATAGTCAAACTAAAAGTATCATTTTTACTATTATAAAAAGTTACTTCATATTCAACTCCATTACTCATTATTTTTTGACCAACTTGAATCAAAGATGCATCTGTTGAAATTGTAGTTGAGTTACGTATGGTTTCTTCTCGTTTCTTTAAAAACTCCATAGCTGCTTCTGGAGTTAAGATAGTTGTTTCCATATTTCCTCCTACAGGAATAATAAACCATCAAATCCGTTTTCAATTCCTTTCCAATTAATTGCAACAGCTTCTGAAGTATGAATACTTTCTTCATGTGTACATTTAACAATCCAATCATGAATTCTTTTTTCACCATCTAAAGCATTTGAAATTGTTCTTATTGCATCTTCAACAAACATTGGATTTTCATATGCAACTCTTGCAAATTCTTGTTCATCAACTCTTCTTAAAATGGGAACAGGTGCAGTTTTAACAGCTCCTTCTATAAGGTTGATGATTTCCTCAAGCCAAATTACATCATCATTAAAAACTTCTACTAAAACATTTGCAAAACTTCTTTGTGCATGAGGATATCCATTATTCCCATTTTGCTGTAAATGATTACATAATGAAGCTGAGCAAGGACAATAGCTTGCATATTGAACTTTTACTCTTTGGAAAAATCTAAAATGACCTTTGGTTAATCTTCCTTCAAAAGCACATTTATAATATTGTGGAAACCGGAATAAAGAGATCGGAGCTTGTCTTAACATTGGTAATTCAAACTCAAATCTTATAAAACTATCTTGTGATTCTGTTTCAACTGCTGTTTTAAATTCTTCAAGAATTTGCTGAATCAGTTTATGCTTCAAAGGAACTTCTAAATAATGAACTAAAGTCCTTAATAGCATAGACATAGAAATACCTTTTTTATCAGATCTCAAATCAGTTGACATTGATACGGTTGAAAGGAGGTGGTTCATACCACCCCCTTTTGATTCTAGAATAATATGACATTTAATATTATCAACTCCAACCTGTCTAATTGGAATTTCATAATTTGGTTTAATTTCATGTTGAACATCTGGTAATCCCGCATTAACATCTGTCATTACTTCTTTCTCCTTTTCTTAAAAATCTTTAAGTCGACCCAGAAAAATACTAAACCACCTATAAAATTTGCTATCACCGTTGTAACTATGTTATTAAAATATGGACTCAAAAATACTATACATCCTGCTAAAATTGGTGTTGATAACTGCCATCTCAATAAATACATTAAATACGTTTTTCCCACCTACAAGTCCTCTCATATTATTATTCAGTCTGGATGCCAATTGTTGTTAAATATGCCATTAATAATTTGACACTTTCAGGAGTTATACATTCATTTTTTATTTCTCTAATAAATTCTGATCCAATCATATCTCGAATATATTTATTTTTCAAGTCAATTGTATCAGATTTAGTAGTCAGCATTTCATTTAAATTAGTCAACCCACCATGAGAAATAAAGCAAAATGTCTCCATTTCTCCACATCTCTGTCCTCCCTTATTCTTTCTTCCTCCAGGAGGTTGCATGGTTTTTCTAACATATGATCCAATTCCTCTTGCTGCTAATCTGCTTTCAGCGATATGAACCATTCTAAAGAAATACATATAACCAACTGCAATTTTACTAACTAAATTTCTTTGCATATATGGTTCATATACTTCATATTCAATATCAGTTCCTGTATATTTGCATGCTTCATGGATCATACTATATTTAGATGATTCAAAAGGTGGTTGTATAATAGAAAGATTTTTAATAAATTCAATATCAATATCATTATTATTTAACTCATTTTCAAATTGTGTAGAATACCATTTATCAGTTGTATTATCTAAAATTTTAATATAGTCAAGTAAATATTTTTTAATCTTTTTCTGTGAATCCTTATTTTTTAACATCGAAACAAGTTGGAATTTCATATCGTTTACAGACATTCCCAAATGTAATTCAAATATCTGACCAACATTCATACGAGAAATTGTACTTAGAGGATTAATTATTACATCTGCATGTCTTCCATCTGGTAATTGAGGCATCATTTCATGCGGGAGAATTCTTGAAATTACTCCTTTATTACCATGTCTGTTCCCAATTTTATCACCAACTTGAATTTTTCTACTAAAGAATCCACCAATCTTAATATAAATACCATTAACTTTTTCACCTTTAATTTTAAACTTTCCACGATTATTAAATTTATCAAGACCATTATCTCTTATAAATTCTGTTGCTTGTTTCTTCGGAAGGAAATTATTAACTATTTCTTGCATTTTTCTATCTTCGTCTGCTTGCTGTGTAAATTTCTTTTCTACCCAATCCTTAAATTGAGGAATACTATCATTATAAGTATTAGGAAAAATAGTAACATCAGTAATTAAAACATCTTTCTTATAAACCATTGGGATCTTCTCTTCAAATACAGAGTAAAATTGTAATGGATCAGAAGGAATATCTTTAAGAATTGCATAAGGTTGACCAGCTAAAATTAATTCTCGTTTATGTTTTCTATAATAATCATCTGATTTACCTGGGTCATTCAATTCAATATT